CTACTGGAGAGTGGGACACTGCAAGTGTAACAGGTCAAGCTTTAACTGCATCATTAGGTAATGAAAGTATAACAGGACATGCTAATGTTCCTTTAACTGGTAATGCAATAACTGCTGCTCTAGGAACTTTAGATCCAGAACCAGATGCAATGGCTACTGGCCAAGCTTTTACTGTCTCATTAGGTAGTGTAACCACAGTAGCAGACGCAAGTGATTTGGTAACAGGTCAAGCTTTAACTGCATCATTAGGTAATGAAAGTATAACAGGAAATGCCAATGTTACTTTAACTGGTTATTCAATATCTGCTGCTCTAGGAACTTTAGATCCAGAGCCGGATGCAATGGCTACTGGTCAAGCTTTTACTGTCTCATTAGGTAGTGTAACTATAGAAGCACATGGAAATATTTCAGTAACAGGTCAAGCTTTAACTGCTGCTCTAGGAACCGCTACCTTAGATGCAAATTCACTTATTAATGTTACGGGTTTTGCTTTAACTACTTATTTAGGAGATGAGGATAGTGATGCAAATGCTAGAGCATATCCAGCAGGAATTGGGTTGACTATGTCTCTAGGATCAAGTACTACTCTTATCTGGAATGAAGTAGATACTGGCTCAGCGCCATTAGATCCTCCAGGATGGCGGGATGTTGCTGCATAAGAGATTTGACATAAATCGATATAATGTATAATATGAACATATAAGGAATTAAAAAATGGCTAACTCAACATCAGCAAGTTTAAAACTTACAGTTCAAGCAACCGGTGAAAACTCGGGAACTTGGGGATCAATTACAAATACAAATTTATTAATCTTAGAACAAGCAATTGGAGGTTACGACGCATTTAATGTAACAAATGCAAGTAGAGCATTAACTTTCTCCAATGGTGTAGTTTCTAATGGAAAAAACGAAATAATAAAATTAACTGGAACCTTAGCAGCAGATGTTAATGTTACTATCCCTGATTCAATTGAAAAATCATATACAGTTTGGGATGGATGTGATCATGCAGGTTACACTTTAACATTCAAAACTACTTCTGGTACAGGAATTCTTTTATGTGAAGGCCACACTTATCAATTATGGTCTGACGGAACAAATGTTTATAAAGGATCAGAATTAAAAGTATGGAGAGCAGTCACTGCAGCAGAAACAGTTCAAGCAGGTGCTCAAATTTTAGTAAATACAAGTGGGGGAGCGGTTACTGTTACCCTACCTGCTTCTCCAAGTACAGGAGATGAAGTTACTTTTATTGATCAAGGATATGATTTTGATAGTAATGCTTTAACAGTGGGAAGAAATAGTTCCAACATAGCTAATGCAGGATCAGATCTTACAGTTAGTACACAAGGAGCTGGTTTTAAATTAGTTTACTCTGGAGATGCTACTACAGGGTGGACATACACAGAAAAATAGGAGATAATGGATTATGTCAAATTACGAAGCAACTAAATATGATTTTGATGGCGCAAACCTTACAGGTATAGAAGGAGTCCCTACAGCAACTATTGTTCCATGGACAACTGCTTCAGTACCAACAGGTTATTTAGAGTGTAATGGTCAATCAGTATCCAGAACAACTTATGCGGCGTTATATGCAATTATTTCAACTACTTATGGTTCTGATGATGGATCATCTTTCAGTGTACCTGATTTACAAGATAATGTAGCAGTTGGTAAATCAGGAACTAAAAACTTAGCTTCAACTGGTGGCGCAAACACAGTTAGTGTAGCAGCTTCTGGAAATGTTTCTACGAATGTTAGTGGAAATGTTACTACGAATGTTAGTGGAAATGTTGGTGGAAGTGTAGCTAATCATACTTTAACTGAAGCTCAACTAGCATCTCACTCTCACAGTGGAGCAGCAGCAAATTGGGCCAAATACGTGTCAACTCCAGATGGTACTCAAGCAGCATCGGCTAATCAAGGAGCTAATACAGGATCAGCTGGATCAGGTTCTGCGCATGGACATAACCTTAGTGCTAACCTTAGTGCTACTGGATCTAGTAACTTTAGTGGTTCTGGATCTAGCACCTTTAGTGGTGCTACAGCAAACCCTTCGACTTTACAACCGTATTTAGCAATAATGTATATTATTAAAACATAGGAAAAAAATGACAACAAATGCAACTTGGACAATAATGTTAGAAGACAAAAAAATTGTTAAAAATAATGGTGCAGAAGCAGGCACTGGTTATGTAATTAATGATGATTCTTTTTGGTCTCAAGCTAAATTTGCAAATATTTGGGCTATTCAATATGGCACAAGTGTATCTTCAGATGAAGTAGAGCATAGAGATACTATCCCTCATTGTAGTTTTGCAGATGCTTCTTTAGGTGATTTTCAAGATTTTATTACTAAATGGGATACAGCACACTTAGCTAGATTACAATCAGATTGGGATGCTGACGAAAGAGACGAATCAGAAAAAGGTCCAAGACCTACTTCATACTCATCTTAACAACATCCAAGAAGTTAAAATATATTTTTCACCTTCTAATGGTGGGTTTCCTCTGTGGAGATAAGGAAAAGCTGCGGGGAAAATAACAATTCTCCCTGTTTTAGGTTGTACTCTTGTTGAGTAATGTAAAAATTCTGTTTCTCCACCTTCCTTAACATCATTTAAATATATAACAAGAGTAAAAGCTCTAGCTTCATTTAAATATCCTTTCCCGTGTTCTATATGCCAACTGTGATAGCCTTCGGTCGGTAAAGTTTTTTGAATTTTAATGCTAGTATAGTTAAAGGAATTGTTATCATAGGCAGCGCCGGCGCCTGTATTTTTAGTGTAATGCCTAAAAGCCATATCAAAGTTATAAAACATAGTTTTACACTCATCCCACCATACTTCCATATTACCACCACCCATAAAATATTGATCATCTTGTTTAAATGTAATATCAGCATTTTCAAATTTAATTCTATTTAATGTATTTTTAAATTTGGCCTCTTGTTCAAATAATTTAATTGCTTTATCACATTCTTCTTTAGTTATATAATTATCATAAACTCCAAGAAAATTTTTATCTATGGTTGCTGTTTTTTGTGGTATTTTTATTATTTTTTCTGAATCGCTCCCATATTGTTGAGTACCATATGATTGAGTATTTTTAGGGGATTTTTTCTCGTTTAAGGGATCTTTACTTGTAACATTTGAAGCAGTTTTCCCAACTTCGTCTGCTATTTTTTCTTCTATTTTATGCATTATACTTCCTTCTTTTTTATTTTTTATTTTTTAAGCTTCACACTTTTTACCTATCATATATTCTGTTATATTCAAGCTTTCATTATATTCACAACTCATATATAACATATATTATATGTTACAAAAGCTTAAATTTGTCCCAGGATTTAACAAACAAGCCACAGAATCAGGAGCAGAAGGTCAATGGACTGATGGTGATTATGTTAGATTTAGATATGGACTTCCTGAAAAAATAGGGGGATGGAGTCAATTGACTGCTAGTGAACACACTCTACCTGGTGCTGCTAGAGCTTCTCATGTTTTTACGAGTTTAGCAGGGGAGAAATATTCTGTTGTAGGAACGAGTCAAGGTTTATTTTTATTTTATGGAAGTGCCTTTTATGATATTTCCCCACTCGATACAGCTATTACAGGATGTACTTTCACCACAAGTGTGGCCGCCGGAACGACAGTTACCATTAATAAAACATCTCATGGTTTGTTAGAAGGAAGATATATTACATTATCAGGTGTTTCAGTGACAGGCGATTCAACTCTTACATCAGGGATTTTAGAAAAAGCTTATGAGATTTTAACTGTTCCAGATGTCAATTCTTTTACTATTAAAGCATCGACTGCAGAAACTGGAGTAGGAATGACAGCGGCAGGGGCAGCTACTGTTAATCCTTATTATATTGTAGGACCAACCATTCAAATTAAAGGTTATGGATGGGGAACTTATGTATGGGGAGACTCTACATGGGGAACTGAACGTACTATTAGTAGCGTGACTCTGGATCCAGGAAACTGGTCTTTAGATAATTATGGTCAAGTTCTTGTTGCAACTATTTCAGATGGAAAAACTTTTACATGGGACGCCGGGGCAAGTAGTCCTAGAAGCAATAGAGCATCTCAATCAACTACTAATTATGTTACTACTTCTAATCCTACAGCAAGTACGATGACGTTAGTATCTGATCGAGACAGACATTTATTTCATATTGGAACGGAAACTACAATTGGAGATACGTCTACACAAGATAAAATGTTTATAAGATTTTCTAATCAAGAAGATTTAAATTCTTATACCCCTACAGCTATTAATACAGCGGGGACTTTTAGACTTGATGCAGGAAATGAAATTAGAGCAGCAATTGCAGGTAAAGATTATAATTTTATTATTACAGATACAGCGGCGTATGTAGCTCAATATGTTGGACCTCCTTATACATTTAGTATTAGACAAGTAGGAACTAATTGTGGATGTATGGGAATGAGCTCCGCGGTGGCAGCTGATGGAGCCATATATTGGATGTCAAATGCAGGGGGATTTTTTAAATATGATGGTACTGTTAAATCTATTCCTTGTTTAGTAGAAGATTTTGTATTTAATACAGATGGAGATAATTTAGGAATAAATTATGTTGCTAATAAACTTATTTATGCAGGTCATAATAGCTTATATACAGAAGTAAATTGGTTTTATCCCAAAAACGGATCTAATCAAATTGATAGATGTGTAACTTTTAATTATGGAGAAAATGTCTGGACCACAAGTTCTTTAGACAGAACCACATGGAATGATGCACATGTATTTGACACACCTTATGCTACTGACTATGTGGTTACAGGTACACCTGTCTTTCCTACTATATTAGGAATCACAAGTACTTATGGAGCATCAATGTATTATGCTCAAGAAACAGGAACTGATCAAGTAAATAGTACAGGTACTACTTCTATTGATGCTTATATTAGATCTGGAGACTATGACATTACTTCAAAGAAAAGTATGATGGGCCAAGAAACTGGTGTAGCTAATCTTAGCGGAGATGGAGAATATTTTATGTCTGTTAGTAGATTTATACCTGATTTTAAATATTTATCTGGGAATGCTAAAATAACTTTATTTATAAGTAATTATCCAAATGAAACACCTACAGGATCTCCTTTAGGACCCTTTACAGTAACCTCAAGTACTGATAAGATAAATACTAGGGCCAGAGGGAGACTGGTTTCAATTAACATTGCTAATGATGCAGTGGGTGAAACCTGGCGACATGGCACATTAAGATTAGACTCAAGATCGGACGGAAGAAGATAATGGCATACACAACACAATTTGGTTTACCACAAGGAGTAGTAGATTATTTAAATAATCAACTACCTAATATTGATAAGATATTTCCAGACCCACCAGTAGTTGATGATCCAGATCCAGATCCAGATCCAGAAGCAGAAGCAGAAGATAATTTAACTTTGCCCGTATATCCAGAAGATTATGGTGATACGTTTGGAGTAGATCCAGCTAAACTAAGAATGCCAAGTTCTTACACAGAAACCCCTGGATTGCCGGAAGCATATAATCAGTTGTTAGCTAATCGACAATTAACGAAGATGG